ACTCCACATACAAAATGGTTATTTGATAAATTACAAACATTTTTTGAAGAAAATACGGATGTAAAATTAAAAAAAGATATTAAAGGATGTCAATTATATAAATACGAAAGTGGTGATGTATTTGGAAAACATATAGATTTAACAAAAGTATTCCCAACTAGAAGATATAATTTAGGTGTTAATTTAAATGAAAATTATAAAGGCGGAGAATATTATTGTTGGGCGGAAGATATGGTGGATGAAACAATGCAAGTAATACCCAAAACCGAAGGAACTATGTGTGTTTATCATTCTAGGCAGTTGCATGAAATAAAAGAAATAACAAAAGGTGAACGTTGGTCTTTAGTTGTTAAAATAGAATCGGATATGATAAATGAAAAACAAAATATAATTTAAATATGATAACAATTAACCCATCAGCAAAAAATGCTTTAATAGAATCCTATAATAGTAGAGGATTTTTCAAAAGTTTTGAAAAAAGAAAACCAATTAAATTTGACCTACCATACCCACTACTTACAAATCCATTTATTGATTGGATTATAGCGTGGGATTTAAGTAAATTATCTTATTTAGAAATAGGTTCCGGTGGTAGTACTGTTTTTTTTCAAAAATATTTTGGAAATATAACATCAATAGAAGCAAGTATGGGATTTTATAATGGTCTAAAATCTCAATTAAATAAAAATGTAGATTATAAAAATATTGATAAATCTAAATTAGAAGATGGTGATTTTGAAATAGATAGTTATTATGATTTTTGTTTAATAGATGATAAACTTCACAGACATTCATTGACATCGCATTTATTAAAAAAATCAAAATTTGCTTATCTTATTTTTGACTCAACCGAACAATTTCCCAATACGTCCGAATTTATTAAAGATAATGGTTATACAACACAAATAGATTTTTGGGGTTTTAAAAATAGTCAAAGTTTTGAAAGTTGTACTTCTGTTTTTATAAACGATGATATTAAATTAAGATTAAATAAAATAAACAGATATACAGCACCATTGGCACTGAAACAATATGATAGTATTGAACAAGACTATGAAAAAATATCAACTAAATAAAGAAAATTATATTAAAGAAAAACAATTACACATTCAAAGATTGGAATTGAATAACGTAATTATATTGGAGCATAAATTACCACATATGCAGACTTTAATAGAATACTTTAATAAAGAATATAATTGGGGTGATATGTTTACAATTGATGATGTTGTAAAACGTATTAATAGTGGGCATATTTTATTTATATTATACTATGATGAGCAACCAATTGGTTATGTTTGGTTCAGAGAAATTGATACCAATACTTGTTTTGGATATAATCTATATGTTACACATAAAGTAAATAGACCTGCAAATTCAGCTGATTGGTTTTATAATAAAGTAAGCGGTATTATGTTAGAAAAATATAATACGATTGATGTTGAAATCGAAGATTGGAATAGGGTTGTATTTGATTTAGTTGAAAATATTGGATATAAACATATTTGGTAATGTCAAATATTTTTCGTATATTAGAGTATTATAAACAATTAAACTCTAAAAGATGAAACAAAAAACAGAGCAAGAATTAAAGCAAAATTACGATAAGTTTATCGCAGTTATCAAAAAGTATTTTAAGGGAGAAAGATTAGAGAAATTACTCCATATGTATTCCGAAGAAGAATTAGGAATCAATCTTACACTATCTGCAGCATCTGGTTCAAAACATTATCATAACGCATATATTGGTGGATATATTGACCACATTTTTAATGTAACAAAGAATGCTCTTAAAATGAGAGATTTATTCGTTGCACAAGGTGGTATCATTGATTTTACGGAAGAAGAATTGGTGTTCAGTTGTTTACATCACGATTTAGGAAAATTGGGTATTAAAGGTGAATTGCACTATTTACCAAATCAAGAAGAATGGTCTCAAAAGAAATACGGAACTTTATTTGTTCGTAATGAGAATATTCCATATATGACCTTAACCGATAGAACTTTCTTTACATTGAATCACTACGGTATTCAGTATAATGAGAAAGAATATTTTGCAATCAAACTTACTGATGGTATGTATGATGAGGATAATCAAAAGTATTTAGCCGGTCACGATTTAAAGAAACAATTGGTTTACAAACTTCAATTCATTATGCATTGGGCAGACCACATGTCTACAATCATTGAAAGACAAGACAACGTAATTTAATGACACAATTTCCGATTTGTAACAAAGTAAAGGTTGTTTTGTCATAAGTTTGTTATAAAGTAAGGGGTGGTATAGTATTTGAACAATAGTAGTATATTGTTTAACTAAAAAAACTTAAATTATGTATTACACAAACTTTGATAAAGTATTTAATACTTTATTTGAAACAGATTCTCCAATTTGGAAAAACCATTCAACAACTTATGTACCTTCAAAATTTGCAGTAGAGGTAAAAGATGATAAAGCATTTATTGCATTATCGGTTTTAGGGCATGAGCCTAAAAATGTAGAAATCAATTGTTATGAAGATAAAATTGAAGTAACTGCAAAAAAAGAAACAAAAGAAGAAAAAACAGCAGTAGACCAATTGATTGGAAACATCAATGAAACAATCACATTGGGTAAAGATTTAGATGGTAGAAATGCAAAAGCGGAAATTAAAAATGGTATCTTATCAATTGTGGTAGAAAGAAAAGAAGAGTCCAAACCAAAAAAATTAACCATAAAAGTTGGTTAATTCAGTTATTTTTTGTAGATTTAAAGGGTAAGGTGTAATCACTTTACCCTTTTTTCATTTAGAAAATATTTATACATATGATATATAACGAAAAAATACAAACATTATTAGATGCATTGAATGGAAAACTGCGCATTCTAAAGAATGTAGCAAATGGTGCACAACAACTATCACCATCCGATATCAATCAAACAATTGATGATGCTCAAAAAATTGTAGAAAGAGTATCAGAACTAGCAAGAATCAATAGATAATGAATTGGCTTAAAATTTTAGTCGGACTTTCTGCACTAATTATCGCCGGTTGTGCAGCTTATTTCTCGGTAACTGGATTGGGTGTATTATTTGCCGGAGCTTCACTATCGGTAATGATAATGGCATCTGCATTAGAATTAGCAAAATTAGTTGCAGCAACATATTTGAAACAAAAATGGGGTGAAATTGGTGGTTTTAATAAGTGGTATCTTACAATTTCAGTTGCAGTTTTAATGTTAATCACTTCCGCCGGCATTTTTGGTTATCTTTCAAACGCATTTCAGGCACAATCTCTCAAATTACAAGTAGTAGATAGAGAAATTGCCGTTTATCAAACAAAAATAGACCAAAATACTTCACAGATAAATCAATTAAATACTCAATTAGGTCAACTATCTTCAACACAATTGCAAATTTTAGATAAAGGTAAGGTAAATTCTCGTCTTTTACGTTCAATTGATAATAAAGATAAACAAACTACTCAACTTAACAAAAAAATTGATGGGTTGCAAATTGAAAATGCTAAAAATACAGAAAAAATTAACGAAATTAAACTCCAAAATTTAGATTTAGAGAAAGAAGTCGGTGGATTTCGTTTTGTGGCCGAAGCATTTGGTATAGAATTGAAAAATGTGGTAAAATTCTTTATATTTTTGATTGTAATTGTATTTGACCCACTTGCAGTAGCTCTGATTATCGCTTTCAATGGTTTGGTTTCAGATAAAAAACGTAAACAAAAAGAGGTTTTGGTTGAAATGATGGAAAATGATGAAAAATTGGGGTTATATGAGGTATATGGTGATAAAAAAGAGGATATAGTGGAAAATATTTCACAAAATACCGAAGATAGTGGAAAAAATTCTACAAAAGAAGAAGAAGTTCCGATTATAGTAGAAAATAATCCAACAGAAGAAAGAGAATCTCTTAATTTAAAATGGGAAGATTGGATGCATCCTGAATTTCCATGGCATAATAGAAAATTATGGATAAATAATCCAAAAGCGGTTAATTATTGGATGTCAAATAAAGGTGGAACTCCTAGAGAATTAAGTAAATTAAGACAAGAAGAAGAAAATATTAAAACTTATTAATAATTTGGTATTTTAGGTTATTTTTCGTATATTACATTCTATGAATATAGGATATGCATGTATTAATATGACGATGGGTAAGAAAGTTTCTACTAATCGTGCTATGATTAAAAAAACGTTTGAGGCCAAAGGTTTGGATTATGTTTCCGAACTTGCACTTAAAAATTCGACAGATATTATAAAAATATTGGAGTGGAATAGATTAAATGGTATCTATTTCTTCCGATTATCTTCTGCAATCATACCATGGGGTGACCATATTGATTTAACACAATTAAAGGATTACAAAGAAATTAAGTCTGAACTTAAAAAAGCAGGTGATTACGCTAAATTTTGGAATATGCGTATAAATTCTCACCCTGGTCCGTTTTGTGTACTTACTTCACCAAATGAAACGGTTGTAAACAATACAATTGCTGATTTGGAATTGCATGGGAAAATATTTGATATGATGGGATTATCTAAAACAACATATAACAACATTAATATCCATTGTAATGGGGTATATGGGGATAAAAAGAGTGCTATGGATAGATTTATCACCAATTTCAATAAGTGTTCTAATTCGGTTAAAAAGAGGCTTACAATTGAAAATGATGATAAGGGTTCTATGTATTCTGTTAAGGATTTGATGTATATTCACGAAAAGACCGGTATACCGATTGTATTCGATTACCATCACCATCAATTTTGTACAGGTGACCTTTCTGAAGAACAGGCATTAAAATTAGCAGCAACAACGTGGCCAAACGGTATTACACAAGAAGTTCATTATTCCGAATCAAAACGATTACATGAAAACAATCCAAAAGAAAAACCACAAGCACATTCCTATCTTATTAATACCCTCCCCGATACATACGGGTTGGATTTGGACATTATGGTTGAAGCAAAAGGAAAGGAGTTAGCAATATTAAAATTTATAAAATTAAAAACAAATCAAATAAATCATTAATATAATATGAAAAAATACGCATTATACATCGGAAGGTGGCAAACATGGCACGCAGGACACGAATGGTTGATTAGACAACAATTAGATAAAGGAAAGAATGTTTGGGTTGCAATTAGAGATGTACAAGTTGATGAAAATAATCCAAAGACGGCACATCAAGTACTAATAGATTTATCAAAGGAAAAATTCTTCATAGAAAATTCAGATAAGATTATGATTTCTATCATTCCGGATATTGAAAGTGTAAACTATGGTAGAGGTGTGGGATATGATGTAATTAATCACCCACCACCAGCTGATATAGAATTAATTAGTGGAACAAAAATTAGACAAGGGTATATGGATACCGATGGAGATATTATAGAGTATGCCGTTAGTTAAAAGACATATAGCAAAAACCATATCTTATCGAATTATAAGCACTTTAATAGGATTTCTTATAATGTGGTGGGTAAGTGGTTCAATTAAAGTAGGTGCCGCATTTGGTGTAGCAGAATTGGTTTACAAACCCATTCAATACTACATTCATGAAAGAATTTGGTATAAATTTATAAAATACGGATTAAAAAAATGATAACAAACATTATTATTATTGATAATTTTTTAAAAAATATTAATGAAGTAAGAAAAAACGCATTATTATTAGAATATACAAAATCATCACCAAGTTTGGGTGGATGGAAAGGATATCGATGTTTATCAAAAAACGAATTAACTACCGATTTACAAAAAAAAATAAAAAATGAATTAATTAAAAATAATAAGATTTTTAAAAATTGTAAAATAGATTGTTTCTTTCATTATACATTGGAAGAAAATAATACGGGTATAGACAACATACATAAAGATGGGTTGTGTGATTATGCCGGTGTTCTATATATGACACCAGACCCACCAAAAAGTTCAGGTACATCTTTTTATAACAAATTAAACATTGAAACGGGTTATTTAGAAAATGTATATAATAGATTGATTATTTATTCGGGATATCAATTACATTCTTTAAAAAATGCATTTGGTAATAATATTAATAATGGTAGATTAACTTTTACATTTTTTTGTACGTTAAAACAAAAAAAAATCAAAACACAAAAAAACATAAAAACAATAATATAAAAATGAAATTAATAATCGACAAAGACAGTAGAGGATTTGAAACAAAAGAATTCAGAGAATATCTTAAAACACCATGTCTAAAAACAGAAATGAATCAACAAGAATCTGACCAATTAAGATTACAATTGGAAGAAGGTTTAAAAAAACATCCAGGTTTAGGAATATCTGCAACACAATTGGGAATTAAAAAAAGAGCATGTTTTATCCAATTTGGTGATGAAGAACTATTTTTATTAAACCCTGTTATTAAAGAAAAATCTAAAGATGGGTTTCTTTTCTACGAAGGATGTCTTTCAATTCCATCAACACTTACAAAACCGGTTAGAACAATTAGAGCATGTAAAGTGGTAATTGATACGGATAATATGGGTGAAATGACTTTTGAAATTAATCCAGAAGGTGATAAACAAAATGAACACATTTCAAAAGAAACAATGATGACGGTGATTGTTCAGCATGAAATTGACCATTTAGACGGGTTTACTATCAAAGATAGAGTTTACACAACAACGGTTGTTAAAAATCAAACATATGGTAGAAACGATAAAGTTGTAATGAAATCACCAGAGGGAGATATGGTAGAAGTTAAGTATAAAAAAGCAAACGATTATTTTTTAAAAGGATATGAAATAGTATAATTATGGAAATAGCATTAGGATTAATATCGATATTATTTGTATTTTGTATTTTTATTATTTTTAATTTATTAAAAAAATTAGAAAAATATGAAGATGAATTCGAAGAATATGATAAATTTATTCAAACAGAAATCAACAGAAACGAAGCATTACTGGAAGCATTGAGGCAAATTGACCAACGCCAAATGTTTGAGAAAGATGATGATGTAGGTTCTATATTTTATCAAATAAAAGAAACTATTGAAAGATTTAAAACTCAAAGATAATGCCAAGAAAAAGAGGACCTAACAGACAATATTTTACAAAAGATACCGAAGATGCTATCATAGAATATAATATTACTACCGACCAAATGGTAAAGGATAGAATTTATAGAGAAAGAATTGATTCCGCATTTAAAAAATTAGCAGAAATAGTTTATAACAAATGGAAGTTTACATACTTTGATGATGACCCACAGGATGTAATGGCCGAAGTTGTTGCATTTATGATTGAGAAAATTCATATGTATAAAAAT